AACTAGAGAAGTTGGAAGATGAATAAGCAGGAATTGAGAACAAATAAACAAGAATTAATTTCGAAATATGAGCTGATTAAAAACAGCTATAATTTTGACACTGTAGCAACAGACGGCATAATAAGCGATTTGAAGCGTTTAGACGAACCGCAACCAGTCAAAGTTCCGCAGTTTGTGGCGGATTGGTATGAAGAGAATAAGGATGATTTTGAAACAAGTTTGTTTCAATGTGTCTATGATCTTTTTAAAAAGCGTAACGATGAAGAGTTGAACGAATTTGAAAAATGGGTAATTGATGAAAATACAAAACCATTTCAAACCCTCGTCAACATGCACCAATTCGGCTACGAGGTCGAGGGAGAGAAGCGGTATCTTGTGAAGGTGAAAGGAGTTTCTGGATATTGTCGCTATCTCAATCAACTATTATCATCCAAAGAGTATTTTTTTGCATCAAAAACAGAAATCAAAGGGTATAGAATCAAACACACCCGCAAAGAACTAGAAGAATCGGATTTCGGCTGGATATTCGATTGCCCAGGGATTGAGATTGAGGAGGTGGAGTGATGGCATTAACGCTTGGAAGTAGTATTACTGAACTTATTCTTGAAATTGGTAATATTTTAAACTCTCCAGATAACAATACAACAACTTTCGCACTTGAAATTCCAAATCAATCTTTCTTTCTAGAAATAAATGTAAAACCAAAGAAAAAGGAAAAAGAGGTAATGAATCCATATGTTGTGAAAAAAATTATGAGAGATGAAAACTCTGTTTTTGATAAAGACAATAATTACCATAAGCAGAAGGAAAAAGAAAGACATAATCCGGTCTTTAAACGAAAGAATTCAAAAAAGTAAGGAGGTGAAGTGATGAGTTATGATTTGGAAATTTTAGGAAAAATAGAAAATGGACAATATATCTGTATCGATGAACCTAGATATAGTTCTCCGACCTATAATCTCGGTAAGATGTTCAGAGTCGCTATGGATTGGGATTTTGACCAAGGCGCAATTTACAATGTTGCTGATATTTTTAAAAATATTCAACGTGGCATAACTGAATTGGAAAGGCAACCTGAAAAGTATGTGCAGTATGAACCTGAAAACAGATGGGGAACAGTTAGCGATGCATTAGATGTTTTAAGATCGTTAAGGGACTGTATTTTAGAACAAGATATTGATACGAAATATTTATATATGAGGTGGTAATATGAAACGGCCAAACAGATACCCTTACGCACGAAGCCAATGGGCTGAAGAAACTGTTAATCACTATACATATAAAAGCGATATTTGCTATACAAGTCACATTTTAGAAAATAGACTTACTGGAGAAATTAAGGACAAGGAGGTGGAGTGATGAATAAACGTCAACGCAAAAAGAAAATTTTGAACGGTCTGAACAAAGAAGAAAGATACGGTAGGACGCATTGTCCTGTCTGCGATAGCAAAATTGGAGTATTTGATGAATACTTTAATAGTTATGGATTTTGCTGTGTGCCATGCGGTTATGAATACTATGGAATTCAGGGGTGACTAAAATGAAACGATTCATAGCTATCTGGATCTTGCTATCTGCTGGACTAAACATCTGGCAGATGGACAGGATTCGAGATTTGGAAGAGAAGAAACCGCTGGTTATCTACAAGGCAGATAACGCAGGTGCTGAGATATTTGGTAAGGTCGTCGAGAAAGGACGACATGGCAAGCTGTATACAGTGACTATCAGAGATTATGGGATTTTTGTAGTTACGAAAGAACGGTTTGAGAAGATAAGGGTAGGGGATGAGGTGTTACTATGAATACAATAGAAAAAGTCAAACAATGGTTTATAGACCGTGACCTTGAAAACGGTGGACGGCTAGACAAGCAGTCGCTTAAACTTAGCGAAGAGTTCGGTGAGTTATGTGCAGGCTATCTCAAGAAGAATGAGCAACTGACCAAGGACAGCATCGGAGACTGTGCAGTCGTGATTGTCGGGTTGGCGTTGCTGATAAAAGAGGATGTGCAGGAGATTTTTAAAACATCAGAAAATGATAAAGATTTAATGACATGTTTTAGTCATTTAAGTAGAAATATAAGCGATTTTCAGATTTACCAAGATTCATTTTCCAAAGATTTTCGCAAAGTAAGTCTGATACGTACAATCCGTTGGTTAAAATCGCTAAGCACCGCACTCGGATATGATTTTGAAGAATGTTTTGAACTGGCTTATAACGAAATCAAAGACCGCAAGGGTAAATGGATTGACGGTTCGTTTGTCAAAGAGGAGGATTTGGGATGATACCGAAGTATAGAGCGTGGCACAAAACATGGGATGAATTAGGAAAAGTTAAACGGATCCGATTTGATGGTGAGGGGAATGTCACTACTGTATTATTTGAGGGTAAGTTTTTAGGAGTTAATACACATGTCGACGAAATCGAACTCATGCAATCAACAGATATGGTTGATAGGGATGGCAAGATTATCTTTGAAGGCGACATAGTCAAAATGTCTAAGGATGTCTATTCTGAACCGATTTATTACGAGGTTGTAAGACATTATGGTGGAGCATATCGTCTTGAATCTAAACAACACGGATGTGAATTGTGGCTACGACATACTGATTGTGAGGTCGTGGGGAATGTATATGAAAACAAGGAGTTACTAGATGCCTGATGTAGAATGGATTATCGAAAATTGCCATATGATGCAAGACAACGGTTATTGGGCAGGAGAGAAGCAGATTTTCCTATGCTAGCCCAGATGGTCAATACACATATTACGTGAACAAGCGTAAGGATGGAACGTATTATTTACATGGAGCAAGTAAGCATTATGGCAGGACGTAGATGGACGGAAGACGAGGTTGATTATCTAGAGTGGTACGTCTTGTCTAGAGAAGAATATGATTTAACACAGGCTTGCAAGTTTTTGGATAGAAGTTACAAAGCAGTTCGGTCAAAATTAGCCAAACTCCAGAAGTATAATCCTAACTTGCAATTTAAGCCTAAATGGTCAGACGCAGATGATAGCTATATCCTGAAATACTACCAACGCTTTTCGTACAAGACCTTGGCTCGTATCTTAGGACGTAGTGAGAAAGCCATTCGAGACCGCATCCGAAATTTAGGAAAACGAAAAATTTTAGACTTGACTATATTTCACAAAGATGTAGTTTCACTAGCCAATCAAGGTATGGCTGTAAAAGATATCGCACAAAAATTAGGACTACATTACAATCAGGTATATTACTACTTGAACAAACATCAGATTCCTTACAAAAAGCAAGAGTTTAGAAATCAAAGTAACAATTTCGCTTGGAGGAATTTGAATGATATGGTATTTATGAGAAGGAGTTAAAATGACAGACAACGTAAACAATCCAAGCCACTACCAAGGCCGGTATGGCATGGAATCTATCGATGCTTTAAGGAACTTTATGACAGACGAGCAGTTGAAAGGTTTTTTCATGGGTAACAGCTTGAAGTACATACTACGGCATCAGAAGAAAAACGGTCTTGAAGACCTGAAGAAAGCCAGAAAGAACCTTGACTGGCTTATCGAGGAGATGGAGCATGAGTGAGTACGCTTTATATCAAGGCGATGCATTCATAACATTTGGTACTCTTGCCGAAATCAGCAAAGAAACAGGAATTGCTGAAAGGATGTTGAAATATTATACTTTTGCATCAACACAAAGAAGAAACCCAAATGGTAGAGCTGTCGTAAAGATTGAGGTGGATGATGAAGGATAGGAAATTTTTTTCAGAACAGATTAGATTATGGAGAATTGGTAAAGGTCTATCTTTAACAAAAGCTTCAAAGAGATTTGGTATTAGTCCAAGGACATTTTCAAATTGGGAACGAGGGATGATACCGAGTGATCGTCAGAAAGAACGTCTATCAAGAGAGTTAGGATTAGATAAAGATGTCTTATTCAAGAAGTGTGAGGTAGGGAATATCAATGCGCTCTTGAAAGAAAAACGTTTGGAACAAGGACTTACTCGTACAGAATTAGCAAAGCATTTGGGGTATTATGAAACAACCATAAGAAACTGGGAGAAAGGTTTGGAAATTTCTGAATGTGAAGCCGAAGATATCTGCACGTTCTTTGGAATTGAGATTTCAAGAGAGGAAATAAAAGTCAATGAACAAAAGAATTAAGAAGAAGATAGCTAAACGGCAGATACAAGAAAAGCAAGAAGGATTAGAAAAACAACTACGGAAATTAAGTCCTGAAGAAATTGAATCTATAGCTAAAATGATTAACCAGGCATTTTCTAATATTCGCAAGGCTTTCTCTCAGATATTTGATAACTTGTTTACATTTTTTAAAAACTTGGAGGTGGAAATTGAAAAAATTGAGCGACGAAGAACTCAAAACGTTAGACAGAGAACTTTTCAAATTTCAAAACATTCAACGCACAATAGATTTAAGAAGGCTAGAATTAGAAACCAGAAATCCAGATGCTCAAAGTGGACCTACTGTAGGAATAAGCAAACCTACCGAAACTATCGCAATCAGAATCGCAGATGATCCGACTTTAAAATTTCTTGAAGGATTTAAAGGGATCATTAACAAACTCTTGAGTAATCTAGTGGATGAGGATATGGAAATCTTTAATCTACGCTGGAGATATCCTCAATTGAGATGGGAAGAAATAGCAGAACAGAAATTCATGAGCAAAGCTACAATCTATCGACGTAGAAGGATTATCTTAGAACAGTACGCTATACTGAAAGGTGAGTTGTAAATAAGATTGAGACAAAAGACATCTTGAAGTCTCACAAAAAAAGGTCTATTATGATAGCATGAACTTCTGAAACAAAAACACACATCACACTTTAGGAGTCATCCTTAATTCTAGTCAGAAAAGTTTTCCAACAGAAGTATCGTCAAGAGTCAGCAAATGCTGGCTTTTTGTTTTGGGAAAGGAGGTAGAATATGGAATTTGTATCACCGATAAAAGATAGTGACGACATTCAGAAAATGAAAAATTATCTCAGAGAGTGGAATGAGATGTATTATATGCTATTCATTACAGGCCTGAATACTGGTTTGCGAGTTGGAGATATACTTACCTTGAAAGTTAAAGATGTTCAAGGCTGGCACATCAAACTGAGAGAACGGAAGACTGGCAAGCAGATAACAAGACGGATGACAAAAGAACTCAAGAAAGAAATGAGAAGATATGTCGAAGATAAACCATTCCATCATTTCTTATTCAAGAGTAGGCAAGGTCAGAATAAAGCGATCACTCGTGAGCGAGCCTATCAAATCATACATGAAGCAGCTGAAGAACTTGGCATTGATAATGTTGGCACACACACAATGCGCAAGACGTTTGGCTATAAATATTACAACAAGACAAAGGACGTAGGAACATTACAGAAAATGTTCAATCACTCATCGCCTGCAATTACCCTGAGATACATAGGAATAGAACAAGCAGAGCTTGATGATGCTTTACGGAACTTTGTCATTTAATTTTTTTAGATATTACTTTCACATAATGAGTTAAGCATAAAGTGAAAAAATGAAACTCTTTAAAACCTATGATTAGTAAGGGTTTGAGATTTAGAGTGAGTTTAACAAAATATAAGATATGTGAAAGTGAGGGGTAAAAATACACTAATCACAGATACAAGGAGGCAAAAGAAATGTACCCAAAATTTAGAGTCTGGAATCATAAAAAAGAAAAAATGATTTACAAAGTCATGGTAGGGAATTGTGATCCAAATGACAAGAATTGGACGTGTCCAGTAGTTTACGAAGAAGGTATTGGTTGGTATCACTTCGAAGACTTTAAATATATTACACAATCAACACACACATTCGACCAAAATAAAAAAGAAATATTTGAAGGAGACGTTCTTCAAATCGAACAAATAAAAGCCATTGTTCGTCTCGGTCTATATCGTTATTACGAAGGGCAAAAATTCTTTTATGGGAACGGATTCTATTTCGAATGTTTGAATGTTATGGATCCAGATTGTATTGCACCATTTGAAACAAATATCTTAGCGACTGCTAAAATTATTGGAAATATCTTTGAGAATCCTGAACTAAGCAAAAATTTTGTAGGATATAAACAAAAATGAGACAAAAGATATCTTGAAGTCTCACGAAAAAGAGTTTATTATGGTAGCATAGATTTCTTGTATGAGATGGGATAGGTCAAGAGCCTGTCCTTTTGTTTTGCAAAGGAGTATATATCATGTATAACAAACCAGTCAGACAAAGCTTGAAGACAAGGAAGTGGTACAAGTTCCGTGATAAGATCATGAGACAACACGATTACCTTTGCCAAGAAAGTCTGAGATATGGCCAGTCAGTTCCAGCTGAAATGGTTCATCATATTTACCCAGTATCTGAGTATCCAGAGCTGGAGTATGTATCTTGGAATTGTTTGCCACTGACTAACCGTAAACACAATACGTTTCATGACCGCAACAACGATAAGATAATAGGAAATGGAATTTATTGGCAGAAAAAAAGAAAAAAAGAATTTTTAAATTTTTTTAAAAATAAAAATGAAAAATGAAAAAATTTTTTCTATCCCCCCCACTTCAAAAAATTTTTTTCGAAGCCTCTGGGAACCGGTGAAGGGAACTTTTTCCAAGTCGGGGGTCTTCAAACAAAAAGGGGGTAAAAACTAAGCGATTTTGACAGAAGGAGGTAGTTTTTGGCTAAACCAATTACAGCGAAGTCGATTAAGTCAAAAGTGGTCAAGCAGATGAAAGACTTGGGCACTTATCGTAAAGAGTTTGAAATGATCATTGACATCTTTGCAGGTATGCTATATCAGTATCAGAAATTTGCTCAAGATTATGCTGACATGGGTTATCCAGTAACAGACACCTACGTCAATAAGGCTGGTGCTGAAAATGAGCGTAAAGTTCCAATCTTGACAGCGATGGAAATTTTGAGGAAAGACATCCTCGGCTACTCTAATCAGTTGATGATGAATCCTAAGTCTCTTGGTGAGGTAGTAGAACAAGAGGGTGAGTCAGTGCTTACTGAGGTCCTGAAGTTCAAGAACGAAATCAAGAAGAAGCGAGTGACTGGCAATGGGTAATCTTGATAAAGCAAAAGGATACGCTCAACATGTCTTAACTCACCGAGAAGAACATTGCGAAGAGAACATTCTTGCTGCTGAACGTTTTTTTCGTGATTTAGAAAATCCTGCTTTTGAGATGGATGAGGATATGGTGGATTTTGTTATTCACTTTATCGAGAACGTGATAGTTCATCAGCAGGGCGATGATATGTTTGCTGTTTCTATCCGTAACAAGCCATTACTCTTGCAACCCTGGCAACACTTTGTAGTTGTGAACCTGTTTGGGTTTTACTATACGGGGACGAATGAGCGCAGGTTCAAAGAAGCGCTTATCATGCTTGCTCGGAAGAATGGAAAGACCTCGTTTACTGCTGCAATTGCTCTTGCCTACCAGATATTAGACACGGATAGCGGTTCAAAATGCTATATTGTTGCTAACTCAGTCAAGCAAGCGATGGAAGCTTTTGGTTTTTTAAGATTCAATGTTGAACGCTGGAATGACAAGAACATTCGTATCAAGGACAATAACCAGGAACACTCTATTACTGCTAACTTTGGTGAGGAGGGTTCTTTCTTTATCCAAGCACTTGCAAATGATGAGAGTCGTCTGGACTCTCTGAATGGGAATGTTATCATCTTGGACGAAGCTCATACCATGCGAAACAGTAAGAAGCATGGTCTTATGAAAAAAACAATGTCAGCATACCGTAACAGTATGCTTTTTGTTATCTCTACGGCTGGGGATATTCCTACTGGCTTCCTTGCTAACCGTCTGAAATACTGTCAAAAGGTGCTCAAGCAATTGGTCACTGATGATTCATTTTTCATCTTCATCTGCAAGGCTAATCAATCTGCTGATGGTGATGTAGTGGACTATCTGGACGAGAACATCCTCAAGATGGCTAATCCGTCATGGGGTGTCACGGTTTCGCTCAAGGCTCTCAAGGAAGAAGCAGAGCAGGCTATGAATGATCCTCAGACAAGAAATGAGTTTTTCAATAAGACGTTAAATATCTTTACAAACTCTATGAACGCTTATTTTAATCCTGATGAGTTCATTGCGTCGGATAGTTGCTACGATTGGAGTCTAGAAGAGCTGGCACGCTTGCCGATTCGTTGGTATGGCGGTGCGGATTTGTCAAGATTACATGACTTAACAGCAGCTGCTCTCTATGGTGTCTATCATGACGGTGAGAAAGACGTTGATATCTGTATCACACATGCTTTCTTTCCTCGGATTAATGCTCAGAAGAAGGCTAATGATGATGGGATTCCACTTTTTGGCTGGCAGTCTGATGGTTGGTTGACGATGAGCAACACTCCAACGGTACTCTATGACGATATCGTCAAATGGTTCATCAGTATGCGTGAGCGTGGATTTAAAATCCAAGCTGTGGGAATGGATAGGAAGTTTGGTCGTGAGTTTTTGGCTAAGATGAAAAAGGCTAAGTTCAAGATGATTGACCAGCCTCAGTTATTCTATCTGAAATCTGAGGGGTTCAGACGGATTGAGTTCAAAGTCAAGAACAAGGAATTTTACTATCTTCATTCTGACGCTTATGAATACTGTGTGAGCAATGTTAGAGCGATTGAAAAGGTGGATGACGCTGTGCAATATGAAAAATTAGACGGAGACGGTGGTACTGCAAGGATTGACTTGTTTGATGCCAGCGTCTTTGCTTGTATACAGGCTCTTGCTAATCTTGGTAAGGGTGGCAAGAGTTTCTTTGGATAGAAAGGAGGTGAGGAAACATGGGTATTTTTGAAAAGATTTGGAAACGAAACAAACCAAGTAAACCAATCAACATGCTGAGTCATTCAGATTTAGGATTGTCAAACTTGATGGATTCTTATGTACCTTTGGCCAGAAATCCAGACGTTGTGACAGCAGTTAATAAGATTGCTGACTTGGTCTCTAATATGACCATCCATCTGATGGAAAACACGGATAAAGGTGATATCAGAATTCGTGACGGACTTGCTAGAAAGATTGACATCAATCCGTGCGAACACATGACAAGGAAGTCATGGACTTTTAAGATTGTGCGCGATTTACTTTTGTATGGCGATGGAAATTCTGTTCTACATGTGGAATATGATCCTGTTACGGATTATATTTCCAATCTAAGACCATTTCCGATGAGAGAGGTTTCATTCCAAACAGATAAGAATTCCTATGTGATCTCATTTAGGGGTGAAGAGTATTCCCCTGATGAAGTAGTCCACTTCGTCATCAATCCAGATCCAGATATTCCATACATTGGAACTGGTTTTAGGGTGACGTTGACAGATGTGGTTCAAAGTTTAAACATGGCTACCAAGACTAAAAAAAGCTTTATGAACGGTAGGAACATACCTAGTTTGATAGTTAAAGTTGATTCTTCAAGTGCAGAGTTGGAATCAGAAGAGGGGCGAGACAGAATTGCTGAAAAATATTTAAAAACTAGCAAGATTGGCGCACCTTGGTTTATTCCAGAAGAATTGCTGGATGTCCAGCAGGTAAAACCACTTAGTCTAACGGATATCGCTTTAAACGAGTCTGTGGAATTAGATAAAAGAACAGTCGCAGGTCTATTAGGAGTACCTGCTTTTATTTTGGGTGTGGGAGAGTTCAACAAGACAGAGTATAACAACTTTGTAAATACGACTGTCATGAGTATCGCTACCACTATTACTCAAACACTAACCAGAGACTTACTTTTGTCTAGTAATCGTTACTTCAAGCTAAATCCTCGCTCACTCTTCTCTTACAACATTACAGAGTTGTCTGAGGTTGCACGTCAAATGACAAACAGTACTGCAATGCGTCGTAATGAGTGGAGAGATTGGCTTGGTATGGCTCCTGATCCTGAGATGGAAGAGTTGATTGTCCTTGAGAACTTTATCCCTCAAGAGAAGATAGGAGACCAAAATAAATTGAAAGGAGGTGAGGAAGAGAATGCAGAAACGGAATAGTTATCGTGCCACTCAATTTCAAACGAGAGAAGAAGACTCTGGTGATTTGATTTTGAGTGGCTACTTTATCAAGTTTGACGAGGAGACGGAATTGTGGCCAGGCTACTGTGAAGTTATTAAGCGTGCTGGAGTTGAGAAAGCTATCAAAGACGCTGATATCAGAGCTTTATTTAACCACGATGATAGTCTTGTTCTCGGTCGAACAGGTAACGGGACTTTGACACTGGGTGTTGATGATGTCGGACTGTTCGGAGACATTATCATTAACAAGGATGACCCTCAAGCTGTTGGAGCCTATGCCCGTGTCAAGCGTGGAGATGTTATTGGATGTAGCTTTGGCTTTATCCCGATAAAAATCGAAACAGAGGAACGTGAAGATGGTTCGTATCTGGACACTGTATTAGAATTAGAAATCTTTGAAGTGAGTCCATGTACTTTCCCAGCCTATCCACAAACGGAAATTGCTGCACGACAAAAAGACTTTGAAAGTCAGAGCCGTGCGAATCGTGAAGCGCTAGACAAGCGCAAGAAAGAAATTAAGGAGAAATTCAAGCTATGAACAAGGCATTAATCTTTGGTGCTCGCATGCGAGCAAAAGCAACTAAGGTAGTTGAGCTGGAAGAAACTATTGAAGAATTAAACAAACGTTCGGTTGTTGAATTAGAGAAGTTAGATCGTGCTGAAACCGATGAAGAAGTTTCAGCAGTTGAAAAGACTGTGGATGATCTTCAAAAGGAAATTGAAGAAAAAGAAGCTGAAAAAGCACAGTTGGAGAAAGAAATTGACGAGTTGGAAAAACAAATCGAGGAGCAAAACCGTAAAGCACCAACTCCAGGTAAAACGGAAAAACGAGGAGGAAAAACATTGGAACAACGTGAAGCATTTAACCATTACCTTCGAACAAAAGAAGTGCGTGCTGATGGTTTCAAATCTGCTGAAGGGGAAGCAATCATTCCTGTTGAATTGATGACGCCTAAGGAAGCGAAACAAGACAAGACAGATTTGACTTCATTGGTCAACATCGTTAATGTCAAGAACGCAAGCGGTAAATGGGCAGTTGTCAAACTGACTGACCAAACAATGAACACAGTTGAAGAGTTGGAAGAAAACCCTGAATTGGCTAAACCAACCTTCACAAAGGTGAACTATGAAATCAAGACACGTCGTGGTCATTTGCCAGTATCTCAAGAATTGATTGATGACGCTGACTACGATGTCATGGGATTGGTTGCTAAACAAGCTAAGAACCAAGAACGTATCACTAAGAATAAAGAAATCGCTAAAGTTCTCAAGACAGCTACAGCTAAAAGCGCAGCTGGTTTGGATGGCTTGAAAGATATTCTCAATGTGGAATTGAAACCGTACTACGATGCAACTATTGTGTGTACTCAATCTATGTTCGCTGCTCTTGATAAAATCAAGGACAAGGACGGTCGCTACATGCTTCAAACAGACATCACATCTCCAACTGGCTACAAGTTCGCTGGTCGTGTAATCGATGTTTATCCTGATGATATCATTGGAGATGCTAAAGGTGAAATGAAAGCCTTCATCGGTGACGTTGGAGAATTTGCGACATTGTTTGACCGCACTCAGACAACTGTCAAATGGCAAGATGATAAAATCTACGGTCAATATCTAGGAACTGCAAACCGTTTCGATGTTAAGAAAGTTGATGAAGCAGCAGGGTTCTATGTGACTTACACTGACGCTGCAGGGTAAGGAGGGAGCTGATGGCTTATCAAGTAATCCGTCCTTTTAAGGATTTGAGAGACCCTCAACAATATGAATATCAAATCGGGGATATTTATCCCCGAACAGGATATAAGAGCACCAAGGCCTTCATTCAAGAGTTGTTAGATGGGTCAAATAGTGCAGGATCTATTTTCTTGACTAAAATCGATGATGTCGATATTTCCGAAGGAGAAACAGAACCTCAGGAACCTGAAGAGGAAGATGAGGAGTAGTTATGGACAAGTCTCAATTATTAGAATTACTAAAACTAAAATTGGGTATAGCAACAAAACTACGTGATAAGCCTTTGGAAAAAATCATTGAAGCTGTCATAACTGAACTGGAAGAAAATTTGGGGGTTTCGCTTGAATCAGAAAATGCTGAACACCAAATGTTTGTAGTTGATTATGCAGCCTTTCGCTATGAGGGTGGGGTGGACATGCCACGCCACCTTTTATGGCGGTTGCATAATTTGAAATTGAGGTAAGAAGATGGCATGGAACAATGAGATTACATTAATCTCAAGAGTTAAAACAGGACTAGATAAATTGCACCAGCCTCTATTTGAGGAAAAGCGGTTGACTATTTTGTGTCGCAAGCGTTCCATTACTCGTTCTGAATTTTATCAGGCTAGCCAGGTTGGACTTAGACCAAGCCTTATCCTTGATATTCATAGCTTTGAATATAACAACGAGGAAGAAGCGGAATTTAATGGGAAACGGTATCGTATTCTTAAGACATTTCCGATTGGTTTAGAAATTCTGGAGTTAACCTTGATGGAGGAATTGCCATGAGTGTAACAGGTGACCTTTCAGTAGAAATCGCTAAAGCACTGAGTGAGTATTCTAGTGAGTTAGAAGATGAGATTGACGCTATCGCACAAGATTTAGGTGATGAAGCTGTTGCGACTTTGAAAGCGACAAGCCCAAAGAATAAAGGAAAGTATGGAAGAGGATGGCGTCTCAAGAAAAACGCAAAAGGCTCATACGTGATCCATAATGCTACAGGCTATCAATTGACACACCTACTTGAAAACGGCCATGTTTTAAGGAATGGTGGTCGCAGTCGCGCTATCCCTCATATCCAACCTGTAGAAGAAAAGCTAATCAATTCCGTTGAACGGAAAGTTAAGGAGGCTATTCAAAAATGAAATTATCTGACCTTGTCGATATTCTAAGTAAAGCGAATCTACCTATAGCCTATCGTGCGTTTGAAACTGGACACGTTCCTCAAACACCTTACCTTATCTACTTTGAATCACATCCAGATATCAAGAGAGCAGACGACGAACAGAAATACCAGATTAAATCTGTGACTGTAGAGCTTATCTTTGAACGTAAAGACGAAGATTTGGAAGAATCCTTGGAAGAGTTGTTGTCTAAACATCAACTTGTTTTTGAGGTATCAGAAGAAAGCTATATCCCAACAGAAAGGCTATCTGTCAAGCCTTATACTGTTTATTTGTACTAAAGGAGAAGAAGATGACAAAAACAGAAAATACAGTAACCTATGGATTGAAAAACGTGCATATCGCACCAATCGAAAGTATCAACAGTGAGACAAAAGTCATTAGCTACGGGCAAATTTTCCGTTTCCCTGGAGCTATGAACTTGGAGTTAGAGCCAAAAGGAGAATCGAAAGCAATCCAAGCAGACGACGTGGACTACCACTTCATGAACTCAAACGAAGGGTATGAAGGAAAATTGAAAGTACCGCATATCACGGAAGAGTTTGCGACAAAAATCTTAGGAGAACTCAAAGATGAGCAAACAGGAGTACTGACTGAAAAAGGCGATGCTTCAACTAAACCGTTTGCGATTATGTTTGAATTTTCAGGAGATCAAAACAAGACTCGCTACGTTCTCTATTACTGCTCTGCTAGTCGTCCATCGAACGGCTCTGCTACTAAGAGCGGAACAACTGTCAATGAGCGTGAACTTAGCTTCAAAGCTTCACCACGTCCGCTTGATAGCGTCGTGAAACGTTCTATTACGTCAGCTGACAAAAAAGAAGTGTATGACGCTTGGTTTACTAGCGTTTACGAACCAACATCTCTAGGATAAGGAGTAAAGAATGCGTCGAAGTATTAAAATCAGCAACAAGCGCTATGAGCTTGCAACAAATGCCTATACTCCAATCGCTTACAAGAACGAGTTTGGGCAGGATTTTTTCAAGGACCTTCTTGGGCTTTTGAAAAATAAGCAATTGGTAGCTCAATTGAACCAATTAGAAAAAGGTAATGATTTGGTAGCGGAAAGCGTCGATTTATCTCTTCTAGAAGATTTTGACATTACCTTTTTCTATCGTCTATTTTGGGTATTCTCTAAATCTGGCAATCCTAAAATTAAACCGTTTGATGATTTCTTTATGGATATGGAAGAGTTTCCTCTTGACGAAGTTTGTCCTCTAATGATGGAAATGTTGAACACGGTGCTGCAAACAAAAAAGAAACAGACACATCAGAAACAGCAAGCGAAGAAGCCTTCACGGTAGAATCCTATCTATCTTGTTGCAAGGAAACTGGCTTATCTATCGATGATCTCAAGCACATTTCTATTGGTATGGCTTTAGATTATCAGACAGATTATGTCAATTTGCGTAGCGAAAATAAAACGGGTAGTCGGAAGGCCACCCAAGCTGATTTTGATGCATTTTAGAGAAAAAGCGAGTGCTGAGAGAGCGATTGTGAGGACAAGTTCATTGAGTTGGCTAGTGTTCTGGTCATAGAAACACTCTCAGCGCTCCTTATTTTTTAAGGAAAGGAGGAAATATGGCAGGAAATATCAAAGGGATAAAAATTGAAATCGACGGCGATACCCAGCCCTTGCAGAAAGCGTTAAAAGGTGTCAATCAAGAGTCTGCTAACGCAACAAAAGAGTTGAAACAAATTGATAATGCTTTAAAGTTTGATACTGGGAATGTTACCTTACTAACCCAAAAACAAGAAGTCTTACAGAAGCAAGTTGGAACCACTCGGGAAAAACTAGAAACCTTAAGACAAGCTCAATCTCAAGTTGAAGAACAGTTCAAAAAAGGAGATATTGGCGCAGATCAGTATCGCGCTTTCCAGCGTGAAGTAGAAGTGACTCAAAATCTCCTAAAAGGATATGAGGGAAAACTAGCTAGTGTCAATCAAGCTCTTGAGGGTAATGGGAATGCAACCAAGAATAACCAAACCCAACTGAAAGAATTGCAGAATGAGCAAAAACTGCTTGCCAGCGAATCTGAAAAAGTAGTTAGTTCGTTTAAGCTGCAAGAAAGCCAGATGGGTGCCAACGCTAGTGAAGCTGACAAGTTGGCATTGGCTGAAAAGAAGATTGGCGCACAGTCTGAAATCGTCGCTCGCCAAATTGAAAACCTTGAAAAGCAGTTAGAAATCACTAAAAAAGAATATGGTGAAAACTCAGCCGAAGCTAACAAGATGGAAGCGGAGCTGAATCAAGCTAAGACTGCTTTTAACAATCTCAACAATGAGATGAAGGGGACTAAGTCTGTAGCGGATAGCGCACAAGAAAGCTTGGGTGAGATAGCTAAAGCTGCAAGAGCTGAACTACTCCAACAGTTTAGTGAGAAATTGGGTGATATTTCAGAAAAACTTGTTGACGTTGGGAAAGAAGCTATTGAAGCAGCTGCTTCAATGCAAGCAAGTAATGCCCAATTTAGTACAGTTTTTGGGGATATGGAAGGTCAAGCGAGAGAGGCTCTTAATAATATTGGGAAAGAAATGTCTATTGTACCAGAACGATTACAAGGAAGTTTCACCCAAATGGCCTCCTTTGCAAAAACATCTGGTCTAGATACAGCTCAAGCCTTAGATTTATCTACTAGGGCAACTAAGGCAGCGGCAGATGGTGCTGCTTTTTATGACAAATCTATTGAAAGTGTTACTGAGAGCCTTCAATCATTTCTTAAAGGAAATTTTGCCAACGATGCGGCTTTGGGGATATCTGCAACAGAAACAACTCGTAATGCGGCAGCAAATAAACTGTACGGCAAGTCATTCAAGGATTTGAGCGAAGCGCAAAAGCAATTAACTTTGCTTCAAATGGTTGAAGACGGGAATGAACTTTCTGGGGCACTTGGTCAAGCTGCAAGAGAATCTGACGGCTTAGAAAACGTCATGGGAAACCTAAAACAATCTGGGACTAATGCCTTGGCTGCATTAGGTCAGCCTCTTTTGGAAATGTTGATTCCTGTTTTTCAAGCTTTAGGAGACATCATAAAAGGTGTGGCAGATTGGTTTGGTACTTTGCCTGGCCCGATTAAAGAATTTGTTGTCATTTTAGGGACAGTTGTTACTGCTGTAGGAGTTATAGCGCCGATATTCCTAACTTTACAAGCAGCTGCAACAGCTCTTGAACTTTCAATAGGAGGCATGATTGCCGCCGCCTTACCAATCATTGGGATAGCAGCTGCAATAGCGGCCGCAGTGGCAGCGGTCGTTGTCATTTTAAAATACTTATGGGAAACGAATGAAGGATTTCGTAACGCCGTCACAGTTGTGTGGGAGGCTATTTCATCTGTCATCAATACTGTTGTAGGTGAAATTTCAAATTTCATCATGAGTATTTTTGGTACTGTTGTAACTTGGTGGACTGAAAACCAAGAACTAATCCGTTCAATTACGGATGCTGTCTGGAATGGCATTTCCGCTATCATCAGTGCTGTCATGACTGTTATAGGTCCTCTTATAGAGGGAGAATGGAACAATATTCAGATTATCACCTCTACAGTTTGGGAAGTGATTAAAACGGTAGTTGAAACAGCTATCAACGTTGTTTTAGGTATTATCAAGGCAGTGATGCAGATCCTTACTGGTGACTGGTCGGGCGCTTGGGAAACCATCAAGAGCGTTGGAGAAACAATCTGGAATGGGATTGCAAGTGTCATTGGGACTATCTTTAATGGCATAGCACAGGTATTGTCTAATATCTGGAACACTATTTCAACGGTTGCGTCAACTGTTTGGAATGGTATCAAATCCACTCTTTCGGGAATATTTGATGGCATTTCAAGTTCGGTCTTAAGTGTCTTTAACGGCATAAGCGATACGATTAGCAATATCTGGAATGGTATCAAGTCAACAGCAAGTAGTGTTTGGAATGGCGTCAAAGACACAATAGGTAATGCAATTAATGGTGCCAAAGATTTAGTTGGTAGCGCTATTGAAGCTATCAAAGGGTTCTTTAATTTTGAGTTCACATGGCCTCATATTCCTCTACCACACTTTAGTATCACAGGCTCTCTTAACCCAGTTGACTGGTTGAGTAACGGGTTGCCAAGCATTGGCGTAGAGTGGTATGCCAAGGGTGGTATCTTGACCAAGCCTACTGTTTTTGGTTCAAACGGAAATAGCCTGATGGTTGGTGGGGAGGCTGGGAACGAAGCTGTCTTACCACTAAACGAACGCACCTTGGGAGCTATCGGTCGTGGAATTGCTCAAACCATGGGAGGTCTGTCTCCTGTTATCAATGTCAGCATTAGCGGTAATAACATCAGTGAAGAGATGGATATCAATCGCATTGCTGACGTTGTCGCTCAAAAGATTGCGGATGAACTGCAACGAAAAACACAACTTAGAGGAGGAATCGCATGATCAAACATAATGAATTGGTGATTGATGGCGTAGCAACCTCCTCTTTTCCTTTTGACGTGATTGTAGAAGAAGCTCCATCCATTGTGATCGCTAATAGCAAGACAAAACTATGGGAGCATGATGGAATCAGCGGAGCTATCCTACAAACCAATCATCATAGAGGGATGGTTGAGAAATCCTACACGCTTCACCTAGTCAAACCGAAAGAAGAGGACTTAAACCGTTTTCTGGCTCTCTTTGCCAGGGAAAATTTTTGGCTTGAAAGTGAACGTGTTAAAACGACTAAGATGTGGTGTTACAAGGTAAAGATTTCTGAGACTATTAGAAATCGTGCAGGGTATTATGCGCTTAAAGTCACATTTGAGTGTCACCCTACAAAATTTTTCAAAGTCACGGACAATCAGACCTTTTCAAAAAGTGGCACTTTAAGAACCAAGGGCTCTGCTTTGGCTTTTCCGACAATTACCTTAACTGGTCAGAGTACGACTGAGGTTAGTTTCACAGTGGATAGGCAGGTTATCCGTTTAGAAAGACTGTCTGGAAAAGCTATTATGGTAAATAACCCTAACAACCCTAGTTTCTTGGACGGAACAGGTTCTAGAATTAAATGGACAGGGGATTTTATCACGATTGACCCAATCAAGAAACAAGATGTTGGGATTGTCTTAGGTGCTGGTATCAGTTCCTTGACGATTGAAACTGTATGGGGGTGGGCATAATGCTATATTTGCTTGAAAGTGATACTCGTAACGTTAAATGGAACGGTATTCCACTGCATGAAACGACTTCAGCTATCATAAAAGAGCAAATGAACGGGGATTTCACCCTCACTCTTCGATACCCTATTACTGACTCTGAGATTTATCAACTTTTCCGTGAAGATATGTTGATAAAGGCTCCAGCTCCTGTGATTGGCCCTCAGTTATTCCGCATCAAGAAGCCAGTAGAGAATGATGATCATTTAGAAATCACTGCTTACCACATCACTGATGACGTCATGCAGCGGTCTATCAATCCTCTGTCTGTCAACAAGCAAAGTTGCTGGAAGGCCCTTTCTCAATTGGTACAAGTCGCTAAATCTCCTATCAATGATTTTTCATTTACCAGTGATATCACGGACAGGAGAACCATCAACACCAAAGAAGTAGAAACACTCTATAGCGTGTTGATGGATGGCGCTCACTCAATTGTTGGGACATGGGAAGGAGAGATGATTCGGGATAATTTTGCTATCTCAATCAAGCGAAATCGAGGAGAGGACAGAGGTGTTATCATTTCTACTCACAAAAACCTTAAATCCTATCAACGAACCAAAAACTCACAAAATGTTGTTACTCGGATCCATGCTAAGTCTACATTTAAGGTAGAGGGAGCTAAGGAAGACACAACGATTGCCATAACGGTTGATAGCCCCTTAATTGGCGCTTATCCGTATATCAACGAAAGAAGTTATACAAATAATAACATTCAGACCGTTGAGGAGTTGACAAAGTGGGCTAGCGCTAAATTTACTAACGAACACATAGATAAGGCTACAGATGCCATCAAGATTGAAGCCTATGAACTTGATGGGCAGACTGTCCATATGGGCGACACGGTTAATCTAAAAAGTTATAAGCACAATGTGGATGTTTATAAGAAAGCTATTGCCTACGAGTATGACTGTTTGGCAAACAATGGTCAGGGAGCTTATCTGACCATTACCTTTGATGACAAAGTGAAATCAGGAGGAAATGGTGGCGGTGTTTCAGCAGTAGCAAATGCAATATTGGACAAGCAAGAAACAAAATTTGACATCATGCTGGAGCGAGCAATCGCCAACGCTAACCGTGCCTTTGATGCTGAATTTGCCAAGCATGAGAAAAACATCACTGACGCTATTGAGCAGTACAAGGCCAAAGCGGAAGAAGTCAAGCAAGAACTGTCTGACGCTATCAGTCAGCGCTTCGACAGCTTTGACAATGGTCCACTGAAAGAAGCCAAACGAAAAGCTGAAGAAGCATTGAAAAATGCTGGCGCAAGTAGCTTGCTTGCTCAGGAAGCCAAGCAGATTGGGCTGGATTCTGTTGCTAGACTTGAAGCGTTTAAGTCGCAGACTACGAGCGCTCAGACCGCTCTGTCGGGTGACTTGGACGCTCTGAAACAGACTATCGCGAACGATATTCGACCGAAGCAAGCAAAGGCTGAAGCTGAGATTACCAAGCAGGTTGAAGCACTTAACAAGACCAAGAATGAGTTGGCTGGTGTGAAGTCAGCGCAAGCGACGTATGAAGAGACTACGACTCGTAGACTGTCAGAACTGACCAACTTGGCAAATGGTAAAGCCAGCAAATCTGAGCTTGTGCAGACAGCTGAGGAGCTGGCTAGTCGGATAGCGAGCGTGCAGGCATCTGGTCGAAATCTATTCTTGAATTCACTTTTCAAGCAGGATATTTCAAAAACAGGGATTTGGACTACCAGTACTTACGAGGCCACTATTGATAGCACTGATAAGTATTTAGGTCATAATGCCTTAAAAATCGTTGGTCAGAATCCATCTGGCCGAGACGGAGGTAATCCTAAGATTACTTATCCAGCTCTGGGTCAATTTGGAAAAGTAATTTTAGGAAGTACGACTAATCAAGATGTAACCATTAGTTTTTATGCCAAGGCAAGTACAAATGGAATAAAGCTAAGATCTCGATTAGGTTACATTGGTAAAACTGGAAATGTGACATTGTCGACAGAAATTAAACGATATGTTGTCCATATTCCCAAAAATTGGACAAACGAATCCAATCAGACAACCAATGAATGGTTGTTCAATTTCAACCAGGAAGGAACCGTTTGGATTTGGATGCCGAAGTTTGAAATAAGCGATGTAGATACTTCTTATTCAGAAGCTCCCGAAGACACAGACGGCCAAATCTCAGCGGTCGAGTCCAGCTTTAAGCAACGCGCTGATGCACTTGATGCTGATGTGAGAAGTCTGACTGAAGGCCTCAGAACTAAAGCGGATATCAGCTCACTCAACGTAACCGCTGAGAATATCAGACAGTCCGTGAAAAGCCTTGAGACAGACACGCAGAACAAGCTGAATCAGAAGTTGAGTCTGGCTGAATTTGAGGTGCGAGCTGGTTCTATCCGTCAGGAAATCCTGAACGCAACCAAGGACAAGGCAGATAAGACCTTAGTTGTGGCTGAAGCTGGGAAGTTGCGTGAAGAATTTTCAAAAATCAAGGTCGGTAGTCGCAACTATGCTGAAGACTACGACTTTTCAAGAGGACTTTGGCACTATAATCAAGGTGATAACAGTCCACAAGATTGGACTATCTCAAACGGCGAATATAATGTAAAAGGTACTACGAAGACTTGGAAGCAGATACAAATCCACTCGAAAGAAGGAAGTCAAGCTTCAGGTAAGAATTCGACAGCTCTTCTTGAGTTGGAAATCGGCGAAACCTACACACTTTCATTTCAAGGGATTTGCTACTCTGGCTCTTCAAGTGTTTGGCTATCATTAAGGGCTAACCGTACAGTTTCCGGTAATCCTGAAATTATGTCTGGCACTTTCAACCTCACGTCTAGCTGGCAGACTTATCAAGTCACTATACCAGCATTGACTAAGCCTGAAAATTTTGATTTTTGGCGAATTATTCTTGGTTATAACGAGATTGGCCATGTAGCCTTTCGCAAAGTGGAATTGACCAGAAGCTTGACTCGTATAGATGCAGGACCTGCTCCTGAAGATGGCAAGGCTGATCTTGTCGTTGCCAAATCTGAATTTCAGAAAACTGCTGAAGGTCTGTCTGCTAAGATGACGGCAGTTGAGCGTTACGTCAATCAAGATGGCCAGCGACAAGAGAGCTTGCAACGCTATGCCCGTGAGGAGAGTGCCAAACAAGCGACAGCAGTTCGAGAACAGATATCCAAAGATTATGTCGGTAAGAACACCTTTCAAGAAAGCGTTCAGGGGGTCGAAAGACGCTTGGAAAGTCTCTCCCTTGGGACCAGTGGGAACTTGCTAAAAAATAGTAACGACGGATTTTACAACCAACATGATAAGAGGTATAGGCTTGCTGAAACCTTGCAGGCTAATCAGACTTATACTCTTGTTTCTAAATATTGGCATGGAGAGAACTCAACTGATCATACTTTTTATAACGGAGTCGGTAAGTGGCAACGTTTAAGTTATAACAAAGCAATCGATGCTTGGGTGGTGCAATTTACACCGACCCAAGAAATTCCAGCTGGGACAGAGATTGTTTTATCTGCCGTTCCAAATGAAGCCAAAGGGAATATGAGTTGGGCGACACTTGTCCGTGGAGCTATCCCATTGATACACTGGCAACCTGCTAAAGGTGATGTAGAGGAAGGTTTTACGCAGAAGCTGGCCGAATACAAAGAGACTGTAGACGGTCGTTTTGCTACGATTTCTAGCCAAATAAATGGCAAAGCTAATCAGAGCGACTTTCAGCGTGTGAAGGAAACTAGTCAACTATACGAGCGGATTATCGGTAGAAACGAGAATGACATATCTAACAAGGTCGCTCGCATGGCTATGACCAATCAGCTGTTTCAGGTCGAGGTTAGTAAGCATTCCGGGAATGGTGTTAACCGTGCGATAAATACTACGTCAGGCTGGGGGCCGTTTATTACACGTTCTGGAAATGATGGAGTCAATCTTCATGCGGATCTACATAAAATCCTATCAAGTGGATTTAAAGCAGGAAATACTGTTCATGTACGAATGGAAATCAGTATTGACGATGTGCAACGTTTCAACGATAAGCAAATTGTAGCTATTCTACAATCTTATGGAGATGTGACGAACTGGGCAAGAGCAGGTAGAACATTTGATTACAACATAGGTACTCTTCAACCAGGTAATAACTGGCGCTTGATTGAATTTGATACTGTCATGACTGAAGAGATGTTAAGGAACAATAGTTGGATGTTGAATCTTCGTATTGATGGAGCAAGTTCGTATAAAGTTCATACAAAATCTGTAAAGGTTGAGAAAGGAAATGTTGCGAGTGCTTGGAGTCCAGCTCCCGAAGACACTGAAGAAGCCGTTCGCTCGGTCCAAAGTCAGTTAGATGGCTCATGGGCAGTTCAGAACATCAACTCGGCTGGAGATATCATTTCTGGAATCAATCTAGGCGCTAATGGTCATAATCGATTTGATGGGAAACTAACTCACATCACGGGTGAAACCTTGATTGATAAAGCAGTTATCAAGTCTGCTATGATTGATAAGCTGAAAACGGCCAATTTTGAATCTGGTTCCGTCACGACTACGATATTAGATGCTGAAGCGGTCACGGCTGATAAAGTGAGATTTGACAATGCGTTTATTAGAAAAATGCTAGCAAATGAGGCTTTCATTGACCAGCTGACTTCTAAACGCATTTTCGCGACAAAAGTCGAGTCAGTCGTTTCTAGTTCAACATTCCTAGAAGCTTATCAAGGCCGAATCGGTGGATTTACTATTGGGCATTTTGACCAAGGAAGAGGTCGCTGGATTTCGGGTGTTAATCAGTTTTCTGTCGGTATGGGTAACGGTGAAGGAGGAAGCTACAATGGCGAAAATACTGCATTTTGGGCGAACTGGGGTTACAATTGGAACTCCCCTGGACCCAATGCCTGGTATGTAACAACATCAGGAAATATGCATTGTCGGAACGGAGCGGCATTCCACGGGAAGGTAGACTTTTCGGATAGATCAACAGTGAGTTTTTATAGTCAACCGTTCTTTTCAAAAGGAGCAGTGATAAATGGTGATTTAAGTGTGTCGGGTCATATTACTTACAATGGTGGTGAGTGGATTTATTCACCTAGATACAAACAATTAAGAAAAGCGACTTCACAAGGAAGCGATTGGCTATATTTAGATATACAAGGTAACAATGGTAGCGACTGGATTCATATGAATAAAGAGATTTCAGATCGTCGTTATAAATCCAATATCCAAGAAAGCCAAGTATCTGGTCTAGATGTTATCAATAATTTAAAAACATACAGTTATCGCAAAAAGTACGATGGTAAAGTTGAAGATATCTCATGTGGTATCATGGCACAAGATGTCCAGAAATATGCCCCTGAAGCATTCTACGAGAATCCAGACGGTGCATACTCGTATCGCACATTTGAACTTGTGCCTTACTTAATCAAGGCCATCCAAGAATTAAATCAAAAAATAGAAAAAATGGAGAAAACAATAGCATGAATAACAACATGGATGCAGTAGTAAATCAGTTAACACTTGATTCGCTGACGAAAAAACTAGCAGTCAGCGAGAAAGAATCAGCTCAGAATGAGGCTCTTTATTTGTATGCAGCAAGCGAATTACACACGATGAAAAAGGTCCTAGAATATGACTCAGCTCTAAAAGAGTTATTTGAAGAAACACAAGCTAAAATGAAAGGAACTAACTAATGAATTACGAAGTAGCAATTAAACCATATCTTAAAGGTGCAGAAAATGTGACAGTTGTCGCAATCAAGATGGAAAACAACGGACGCTATAGCTATGAGCAATGTGAGTTGCCAGGAGATCATACACAGGACAATGAAGCGACCTTGATTCAAGCAGTACTGGACCATATCCGTACAGAGCTTGACCCAACAAGCGCCATCGTGCAAGCACAGGCTAAGCTTCAAGAAGCAGAACAGAAACTGGCTGAGACAGAGGCTAAACAGACGGCTACAGACCAAGCTGTTAAGCATAATCAAGAAGAAACTGACCGCTATGGTAAAATCATCCATGCGGTCGTTTTAAATGCTGTAGCAGGCAAGACAATCGCCTATGGAACCAACTACAAGGAATTGGTTGAACTCATTCCACTGGCTGAAATTGGCAAGCATTACTTAGCACATGACTTGATTACTCTTGAAGATCCCGCGCACGTTGAGGTAGATGGAGAAGGTAAGCGTATCTTAGTTCAATTGAACAAGGAATTTACCTACAACGGTGAACCTGTCAGCGACTTTGCCCGTAACGGTCGTCTTGAAATGGACGGAACAGGCGCAGCATGGAAGTACGAACCTAAAGGATAGAGGTGCCTATGGACGTCTTACAATCAACAGAGCATTTCTTCATGAATGTGCTACCAGTTGCCACGCCAATCGTCGTTGCTTGGCTTGGGTATAAAATGCCGAAGAAATCAAAGGAACTAACAGACCAAATCATTTCTGAATTGGACGATGTTAAAGGGAAAATCAAAGATGTCCAAGAAACTGCATGCGACAGCAACACCAAAATTGACGAAGTACAAGCAAAGCTAAAACTGCACGACGAGGCACATCTTGTAACCATGAGGATGCGTCTCGATCGTGATATTCGTAGGGCTATCCGTCGTGGTTTTACTACCAAGGACGAGTTCTATGTAGTCGAAAACATGCACAATAGCTATAAGTCTCTTGGTGGTAATGGCTACATTGACCATTTGTATAACAATTTTGAAGCGTTGCAAATCAGAGACGACATCTTAGTTGAAGATGAGAAAGGGGCGCAGTAAGGCGCTAGGAAGGAAAAACATATGATTAATTGGAAACTACGACTACAAAATAAATTCTTTTGGCTGACTGCAATCCCAGCCTTCTTGCTTGTCTTGCAAGCTGGCGCAGCAGTCTTTGGATATCATCTAGATTTGGGTGATATCGGCAACAAGCTGATTTTGCTTGTTAATGCGGTATTCGTGTTCTTGACTGCTATCGGTTTGGTCAATGACCCAACCACAAGCGGTATTACAGACAGCACACGAGCTCTAGAATACAAGAAACCAAGTGAGGAGTAAT